TATCAACCCACCCTTAAACTCAATAGGAAATGTCTGCCACTGTGTTGCCATTAGAAATAAACTCTTGTATCACGTAGATACTCTGTACGGTTAATATGAAGACTACGTAACTGTTTAATACCTTGCTCAAACTTATCAAAGGCTAACTGTGCTGCTTGCATGTCACCACGGAATTGGTAAACATTGTACATAGCACCATCAATAATAACATAACGATATTGTTCTGGTAGGCTTGGTACGTCGCTGTAAAGCTCTAAATCATAACCATTACGATAGTATTCATATACTACTTCATATGCTTTGTCTGGTTTTGGATAAAAGATAAGCTCACGGCTAGGGGTACGTACTACATGTGTTGGTGCTGTATTACTAGAGTTATACTCAGAATCGGCATACTTGTCAAGATATTCTTCGTAAGATAGTACTTTTAACTTAACTGTTTCAATATTTAAGGTGCTATTACGCTTAATACGAAATGTATTCATGTTAATTGTCTTACAATCGTAAGGCATACTATAACGTGCAACACCTGCTACAAGTATCTCAGACTCTTCAACATGGTTCCAAGGCCACTCAAACTCTTCCTGTTGGATGTGACGAATAGCTTGGTTAACAGAATCTTTAGCAAAGCTGTAATAGCCTGTAGCTCCAGCAAAGTTACCAGCAGTAAGTTCTACCTCATTCAAGCGGCGGTTAACGTCATTAACCAGTCCTAGATAATTATAGGCCATTATTATTTCTCCTTAACACGCAGGAAGATAGAGCGTTCATACTGCAAACCTTCATTTGTGTTGACTCTGCATGTAACATTATAACGCACATTGTTTGTACCTAAACTAAACCGTGCTGTAGCTACAGTAGTAGTATTTGTACCAGTAACAAACTGCAAACCATTCACAACGCTAGAGTCTACCACCACTGTCTTAATACCGTCTGCATCGTCTACATACCACGTAACAGCAGATATAATATCATCACCAAGAAAACGTGACCAGTCTACGCTATAGTCAAGCATCTCATCTTTATCTTTATCAGGCCACTTATATGACATGGTTATTCCTTATGCTGCAATATTGACAGTATAACTACCGCCTGTCTTTTCTATGTAAACGGTTCGATTTTCAGGATTGATTTGTACTGTTCTGTTTTCATCATATGATACTAAGTACAGAGTCCTATTTCTATCGTAACTGTCTGTGAATGGTGTAAAGTCAAACCTTACTGCCGTAGGATCTTCTAAGTCTTGGCTCAGAATTAAACTATCTAAAGTGCTAAAGTTTACTGTGGCTTGTGCGTCTACATCATAGAAATTGTTTATGGATACAATAGCAGTTACAGTATTTGTAGTTATATTCGCTTTTGCATCAAAGTCAACTTCTGATACTTCTAAGTTGGCATCTACAGAACTGCTAAACGTATTTGCTTTTGCGTCAAAGTCTACATCAACGTTACCTACCGCAACAGCAGGTGACATGAACGCTCTGGCTTGTGCATCTTCGTCTGCAAAGTCTGTTATGTATATTGTCAAGTATGCAGAGGTGGAAGACAGTGTTGTATTAGCTTGGGCATCTACATCAGCTAAATCGTAAGCAAGGATGTCAGATGTAACAGACCCTAGCGTAAGGTTTGCTTTAGCATCATAATCAATATCAAGGCTGAATGTACCGACAGCAGAAGAAGGCACTACACTAGCTTTAGCATCTAGTGCTAATACACCCTCCTCAAATGTAGCGTCTACAGTACTAATACCAGCAGAAGCTTGTGCATCATACTCAATATCATTAACGAAAGTAGAAGTGGCAGAAGGTAGTACTCTATTTGCCTCTGCTACATAGTATATAGTGCCAGCATTAGTATTGAAAGTGGCACTTGGTATAACAGAACTGGCTTGTGCATCATATATAATATCATTTATGTTGAATGATGCAATAGCGTCAAGTAGTTGTAAGGTGGCTTTAGCGTCTACATCTTCAAACCCACTAGCCGTAATGCTTGCTGTGACTGATGATATTGATGCCCCTGCTTGTGCGTCATACAAGACTGTACTTGCTGCAAGCTGTGCTGTTGTGGCAGTAAGGTAGCCTAATGCAGCAAGTGATGTTGCAGCCTGTGCAAACGGCGTTTCAGAGAAGGTGCTAAATCCGTACATCTATTACATCCTACTCATGTTGCAGAAGCCAAATCATCGCCATGTAGGGCCTTCAAACCAAGCCACCAACGATCTGCGAACGCCACGTGTAACTGGCTTCACGCGATGAAGTAAATAACTAGGAAAAACCATGACTGTGCCTTGCTGCTTTGACCAACTAGGCAAAGGTTCAACCTCTGAAAACTCAAAGTCACCGCCATCGTAATCGCTTGGATCACTCAACTGAACCGTCAACGATAGCTTTCGGTCCATTCCATCATTTCGTGACCAGAGAACATCATGATGCCAGTCATATTTGCCACCCTCATTCGCATGGTATTCTGTATATTGAATGTCGCATTTCATCGTTACATCAACGTCCATTGCCTTTTTTGCTTCTGAAATAAACGGAGTAAGCATGGCATGAACTGTTGGATTGTTTGTAAGCCATGCTATACGGCTTTTTCTAATATCATCGACATCGCCAAATGTAGTTGCAACCTGTGTTTCGGTTACTTCTTTTTGCTCAAATATTTTATTTAGTTTCTCACCATCAAACCCATTAGGCCAAACGCGCCAGCATTGTCTTACTCTTGGTTCTGGCGTTCCCAAATTGTTAAACATCGTCTTTTCTCCCATGCCAAAATTGGCTTCTGTACCTATCACGCATCTTTGTTATTAGCTTCATTTCCTGTAATTTTAATTCAGATTTATCACCATTACGCACCATCACATTTAAGTCTTTTCGCTCAAATGGAATAACTTGCACAAGAGGTGTACCTTTTGGAATAATAAATTCGCCAGCCTCCGATCCAGTCCAGATAAACGGAAGGTTTATGTTCATGTGATATTCGTCAGCATCAACAACCCCTTCCATGCAGTGAATATTTGTTTCAAAACTATTGGCAGGATTTTTTATCTGAATAGACCAACCCTTTGGCACTTTAATTATCCAAGGATTTGAAAACTTACCAATAGCGCGACCAAGTGGAAGTTTTAATGCTGGGCAGCCTTTAATCTGTTCCTCTGAATGGTTAGAAATTTCATCACCTGAAATACTCATAATAATTGAAAGGTTTTCACCAGACCTTTGAGCATATGTGATAATCTCATTCGGCAATGGTTCTTTGTGTTCTTCATCTTCATTCAAAAACCAGATCGGTCTTCCAATTAATGTATCAAGATTATCACTTGCATACATAATTGAACCAATCATATCGCCGTTTTCATTGTAGCAATTAACTGGGTATCCAACCTGAACATAGAGGTCAGCCCACAAGGGTATTATATATCCCTGTGACATTGCATCAAGAACTGGCATGCACTTCTTTGCAGTCCCAGGTTTTGATTTACCAGAGTCAGTATCGGGCTTTAATTTTCGAAACCAGGCTGGCATTTTCTTATATGCTGGCACGGGGTGCGGAATAGTCTGATCTGTATACGCTTCATGTATACAGACAAACTCAATATGTTCTTTCGGTTTTCTACTGAATATTTTCATTCTGGTTTTATAGGCCAAACAACATTGTACGGGAAGCCTTCTTGTTGAGGTACATTTAATAGATCATCTCTATATTTAATCCACTCTGCTTTCTTTTCTGGCGAAAGCAATGAAAATCGCAGGGCATTACCCGCAATAGGGTCAACATAATCAGTTAGATGTTTATTACGCTGATCTCTGACATCTATTGACGCAATTCTATACAATTCATCTGGGTCATCAACTAATTGACCATTTTTCCAACACTTCCCCACAAGATCGGCACCATTATTGTTTGGCAACTCAACAATGAATTCACCATCCTTTAAATTCATCTGAGCAAGCGTAATATCGCTTGTAGACAATGTTATGGTTCCAGATTGGTCTACATTAATTATAATTGCCATTTCTAACTCCTATAGACTATTAAGCTGGTGGGCGCGATACAGAATGGCTCTGCTGGCTGTTATGGTTGTTGTCGCACTGCAAGACAGCCAAAAGTTCTTGTACCCACTAGCCCCCAGTACCTGTGTGTAGTTGCTATTAATGTTACCACTGGCTACTTTCCAGTTGTTATCATCATCATCCCATGCAAACCCATCACCATCCCCTGCGATACCACCGCGCAAATTTGTAGCATTAAAGTTAAGGACTGCGTTTGCGTTACCAGAGTTATTTTTGACAAGAACATACCACGTTCCAGCGGTTATGTTGAAAGATGTAGCTGAACTTGACGCAACATGGGGCGAACCAGACGAAAATCCAGTTCCAAAACCACCAGATGGACCTGTTGGTCCTGCTGGACCTGTTGGCCCTGCTGGACCTGTTGGCCCTGCTGGACCTGTTGGCCCTGTAGCACCTTGAGGCCCTGTAGCACCTTGAGGGCCTGTAGCACCTTGAGGCCCTGTAGCACCTTGAGGG